GGATAGCAGCCAAAGCTGCGTACACGTTCAGGGCGATAGCGTTAAACGGGATGTCGTCAGTCCAGTTGTCCTCGAAGCACAACCGGAACGTGCCGCCTGTGGCACCACCAGTCAACTCCACGGTCTGCTTCTCATTCACAGCCGCTTCACGGGTGACCACAACATCCCCGGCAGCGATCTGAGCTAACGCCACCAAAGCGTTCTGGATTTGCGTCGTAGTCGCATTGTGCGGGATGGCCCCGGTGGTTTCCGTTCCGAACTTCAGGCGGAAGTTCCCGCCCGTGGGCCTACCGTCAATGACGATCTGCTGAACCTCATTGGTTCGCAGACCGCCAATCAAACCGGGCAGCCGCAGGCGGCGGTCCTTCTGGGCGTCTTCCTCCCACGAATAGTCCGGCAGCGTCCAGATCGTTGCCTTGGACTTCGGGGCACCTAGCCAAGGTAGCCACGGCACATACGGTTCAGCCGGTGCCTCAGTCGAACCAGGGACACTCCATTTAGGCCAAATGATCTGGTCAGTCGGATTGACCTTCGGGACATCAATGAACAGTGTTTCCTTGGGCAGTTCGTTCTGCGGCCAGGGCCACGGCAGATTGAGGGCATTCGGGTCGAAGCTGGTGTCCGTTTTCGTTACAGCGGTGTGAATCTCATCCTCACCCCACCAGAACGGGTCATTAGCCACACACACCATCGACACCCGGTTAATGGTGTGCATACGAGGATCAATGGTGGTGTCCACCTGGGGGGACTCCAACAACCGAACCTTCAAATACCGTGTCCCGGACTCCGGGGTGGTGACATAAAGCTTGCAGTCCCTCTCGAAACTCCAAGCCTTACGCCACTCCGAATCCCTCGACAACCACGACACGTTCTTAGAAGGGTCATCCAGAATCTCCACCGCGAACACAAGATCACGGCGCAACACCCGGTGATTCAGATACCTGGAGCCGGGGTAGTTCCCAGGCTCCTCCGACACCACCTTCACCGCAGGGTCATAAAATTCTTTCAACCCGGTCCCCAGGTACACACCTTTATCCCCGGCTTTAGGTCCGGCGATAGTGAACCGTTCCCCGTTGACACCCTCTAGCACGACTACGGTGTCAGGTTTCACGTTATCTCCCAATGGTTGCTTGCATTTGCCTGTTCTGTAGAACCTTCTGGCCGGACAGTGCGTCATCCATGTTCGCCACGTTGAACACAAACTGGGAACCGAAATCAACACCCTGCTGCATCAGTGACGGGATAGCACCCTGGCCGGACCAACCCAGATCGGACAGGAACTGGTTGCCAGTAGCCATAGCGAAATCCAACGGCATCTTTTGCAGGCTCTTGATCTGATCCTGATAACCCTGCGTGGTCTGGTTGACCGCCCCGCCGTACTTCAACTGGTAGTTCAGTTGGTCTTTCTGCAACCCCAACGCATTCTTCTGCGCGGCGATCTGATCCAACTGCGCCTTCAACGCACCGTTGTCTGCACCCGAATACTTCTGCTGCATCAACGTCTTACGCTGGATTTCCAGGTCAAGAAGCTGTTGGCTCAGTGCGTCGATCTGGTCCTTGATGTCCCCACTGGCAATGGGTGCCAAGGATGTTGCGGCGCTGTCCATTGATGTTTGGAAGGTCTGCGCCGACGAGGCAACCGAAGCCATTTGGGTGCTCAACCCGGAAGGCATTCCACCACCGAAGTTGAAGTTAAAGTTCACACCCTCAGCGGAGCCGAACACATCCCGCATTGCCAGCATCAGGGCGCGCACCGTTTCAATGGTGCTACCTGACTGGTTGTCGATGCCCTTGATAAGGCCCTCACCGACACCCTCACCGATTGCCATGAACACACGGGACGGCGAGTTGATGCCCAGAGCATCTCGGGCAGCCCCACCAAGGCGGCTAGCCCACTCACCGACCTGCGCCAAAGCGTCAGCAGCCTTACTGATGAACCCGCTCAGGAAACCGGCCACCAACTGCACACCAGCATCCACCAGCGTCTCCGAAAGGTCACCCACAGCGGACTTGAACTTCTCAGGCCATGAAGACAACTCGACAGTGACTTCAACAACCTTCGTGGTGATTGACGTGATGAGTCCTTGGACAAGTTCAGTGCCCGCTGCGGACAAGGTGCCTGCCAAGCTGCCTAACGCCGCGACGAACCGACCCGGCCACGAACCTACCTCGTTAACAGCCTCCCCGCCTTTGGCGCGGACAGTAGAAGCCAACCCGCTCAACGCATTACCCACAATCAACGGGATCGTGGCGAACGCTGTACTGATGTACTGGGGGAGGTTGCTCAACGTCAACACAACCGTGTTGAAGATCGTCCCAGCCAAAGAACCCAACGCCGTACCAATAACGAGCGGCAAACTCATCAACGTGGTCTTGAAGTTAGTGAACCACGTAGTGACTGTGACACCCAAGGTGGTGAAAGCAGTCGCAGCGGACGTTTTAATCGAAGTCCACAACCCGTTGAAACTGATTTTCAGGGCCTCAATTCCGGTGGTGAACTTCAACTTCAGTTGGTCCCACCAACTGGTGTCTTGGTTCACTAACGGCGGCAGGTTACCGGGCTGACCCGGAACACCCCCGTTGAAGCCCTTATCGAACTCCACCTTGGACTTGCTGCCAGCCTCTTTAGCTTTATCTGGGATACCCTCAAATGGGTCACCCACCTCAAACAGGCTGGATTGCAGGCTTTCCCAGAAACCTTTACCATCCTGCTGCGCTTTTTTAGCGCGGGAGATAGCTTCAGAAACAGCGGTAGCGGGGTCAGAAATTAACTGACCAAGGTTGCCGCCCAAGCCCAGCAACTTGAACAGAGGGTCAAGAGCATCCAAAGCGGTTGCTATGGACTTGAACCCCTCGCTGAGAAGCGGCAACGTGTTAGTGACAAACTCTTTGACCGCGTTGAAGAAGCTGCGCATCCCCTCACCGAAGTTGGGGTTCTGGATGTCCTTCATGCCCTGGTCCCAGAAAGCCTGGAACACAGACGTTAAACCTTCAATGCCGGTGCGGACGTTGTTGATAAGACGTTCCAAACCGGTCAGCCCACCACCGTCCTTCAGTGTGGTGAACCGTTCAGCCCACTTATCGAACTTGTCACCCAGGTCGGTGAACCACTTCCCCAAACCGGGGAACTTGTCCGATATACCTGAGACAAGTTGCAGCAGACCCGCTGTGAACTTCTCCACCCCCGGAGCGGCGCGGTTCAAACCCTCAGCGACATTGTCGATGATGTTGCGGATGTTGCCCAGACCTCGACCCGAACTGACAGCGTTAACCACACCCTCGAACAAGGATGTGATGCCCTGTGCGACCTTCGGAAGTTCAGCGGTCAGGGTGTCGAACAAACCGCCGCTGGTCTTCAACCTTAGGAACTGCTCGGTGAACGAAGTCAGACCGGGCAAACCTTTTTCGAACGTGTCGGCCATCTTCTGCCTGAGCGCATCGAACTCCGGTTGCACAGCCTTAGCGGCGTTCTTGATGCCGTCCAAACCTAAAGCGACCGCCCCGATAGGCACAGCCAAAGCGAGGAAGCCGGGAGTCAAAGTGACAAGGCCCGCAACCAGCGCCAGCACAGGTGGTAGCAGCAGCGCGATCACCGCGATCAACGCAACCAGGATGCCTTTGAATGACAACAGGGAAGGTAGCCCTAGTGCGGCCTTCTGGCCGATATCCGCCAAACCTTGACCCAGCCCCGCGAAGTTTGGTAACCGAATCTTGAAACCGTCATCCAAATCCTTGGCGACGGCGTTTCGGAAAGCCGCAACCTGCGCTATAGCCCTCGCCATAGCAGCGGCCCGGAGTTCCGGTTCGATAGGCAAATCTACGCTGACAGTTCGCTCAAGTTGTGCGGCTAAAGCCCGAACCTTCGAAGCCAAAGCCTGACCTTGCGCGGTTACCGGAACCTTAACGTCAACGAACCCAGAAACGGCGCGAATGTCTTTCAGCAGTTTCTTCTGGAAATCTCCCAGCTTCCCATCAACTTCTGCTTTGACCTTGACTTTTTGGTCTATGCCCGCCAACTGGCTACGCAGTTGCGCGTCAAGCTTCCTGCGGAAACCACTGGCATCCGGCACAACCCGGATATAAACCTGCCCTACCTGACTGCCACCCGGACCCGCCATCTAATCCTCTTTCTGACCTGCGGCTAACTGCTGCGCCGCCATAAATGCAAACGAACCCGGACCAAACTTCTTCTGGTGAACCCCATCCGGTGTCGGGAACGGCTCCGGTGGGCGAGGGCGGGACTTCGAATGTGCAGCCACATACGTGTACTGCAACGCTCGCACAGCGTTGACGGTTGCGACTGACACATACCTGGACGTACCCCAACCCCGGAACTCCTGACCACCCCTGCGTTCCGCGTTGAAACGGCAATCGTCAGGTAAACCCCTAATCAGCACAAGCAGATACAAAGGGGTCAGGCGTGCCTGCGGGACAAAAATGTCCCGCAGGTCAACCCTGTAATGTTCCAGCAGATCAGCGGCCAGATGCTCGCCGTACTCGTCAATAAGCTGTGCGAGTCCTACGCTTCCCCCGCCTGGGTTCCCTCCATCCACGCGGAGAACACACGCAACGTCAACGCCAAATCCTCCTCAATGGCCTCGACCAGTTGACGGCCCAGCTTGTCGCTGTCAGCCACCAACGGCAAAATCTTGAGGGCAACCTCAGCGGACTTCTCGGTAGCCACCAGGCCACCGTCATCGTCTGACTTGTTCAGTTCAGTCAACTCGTCAAGAAGGGTGTACACCTTCTCCCGGTCAGACTTCGGAATACGAAGAATGTTGCGGAGGGTGACAACTTTGCCTTCCGGCAGTTCGAACCGGCACGGGGCGAACTCACGTTCAATTTCCTCGCGCATCGAATCCAAAGTGAAAATGTTTGACATGGCGAACCTTTCAAAAGTTTATGGCGGGCCTAGGGTGGCGGGTCAGGGGGAGGGGGAAGTGTCGGCCCGCCAAGACCACTTCCCCCTCCCGGTCTAACTACGGGGACGGGAACAGGGTGGCGCTGATCCAAGAGAACTTGACCTCAGCGTTGTGGTTGAGGAAAGTCGCCTTGATCGGCAGCGCCGCGAACTCATCAGTTGCCATCTCAACGGAATCGTCACGCCGGAACGAAGCCTTATGGGCGTGGAAACCGATCTTGTTGGTGCCGTCGATGATCAGAATGAACAGCGCCTTCTCAACAGGCTCGGCGTTACCCGCCACCCCATAAACACCAGTGGTGGTAGGGAGAGCGTCCTTGCCGTAGTAAAGCTCGAACGAATCCTTATCGAACTGGTGCAGCTTGAAGGTGATGTAATCCACATACGGGTCCGTTTCGATTTCGCGCAGCGACTCGTTCTGCCACGTCCCACGAACCTCGGTGTCACCACCGTCGTACCCGAACTCCGGTAAATCTCCCCGGCTGGTATGGCCCACGTTGACCCACGCCACAGGCAGTGTGGTCTTCGCATCAGCAACCCCAGCCGAACGGCCACCGGCCTTGCCGCCAGCGTCAGCATCGGCATCCGGGTCAACCACAACATCCTCGACACCGGCTTCGAGAAGCAGTTTCGGGGTGATCAGCGCCGCAACCTCAGTGGGGGTGGGGCGGGCGGTCCCCAGCGGGGCCGTGAAAATGAACCCGGTAGCTGCGGTCAACACCGCATCGTTATTGATTGGCATTTCTAATTACTCCTGGTTATTTGAGTGAGGGGACGAACCCCAAGTGCAATAAGTCCCTGGACTCGCCAGGAGTCCATGTACAAAGAGGAAAACTGGGTCATACCCATCGTTTCCTTGATGGAATGCAGGTAACCTGCGTCCATGATTTTCTGTTGAGCCACAGCGTCATACAGCACCTCAAGTGCATCCATGTACAGTTGCTCAGTTTCCGGCAACCCCACAGTGGTGTACGCCGACAATTCGATGACGCTCTTATCTAACTGCTTCGGTTTGGTCATGTGCCGGACACCACCGACCCGCCTGATGTTCAGGATCGGGAATTTCCTGAAGTCGATATCGGCACCCCAGGATGTGACCTGCACATCAGGGAACTCCTCCCGCAGAAGCGGGATCACTAACGATTGGATGCGAGGCATACGTGACATCAGCGTTTACCTCTAGAACGCCCGGAACTGATGGACATCGAACCGTCCAACCCTGCCGCCCTCGTCAAAATGTAGAGGCCCGCAGGGGCTTTCGTGACCTTGCCGTACCGTCCCGGTGCGAAAACGCCGGACGGGAAGTGCCCGTACTCAATCGCTATCGCATCCGGGTCTTTACCACCGGCTTTCATGTACACCAGCCAGTCCAACGGGCGATCCGGTGCTTTCTCCAAATCAATTTCCGTTTGTTTCCCGGTGCCGTCGATCTTCACGTGCGGGGTGGTGGCCCTGGCGCTCTGAAGGTTGTTCTCAGCCCGGACACCGATCCTCACCGCAGCGTCCTCAACCTCGTTGGCTACCTCCCGGCGGTGCATCACCTTCTCGGTGCAGTCCAGGTCAAGTTCTATTCTCATTAGAACCTCTTGAGGGTGTAGCCGACGTGCGCGGTGCGCCGGGAACTGTTGTAGAAGAACGGGTCACCGAACACAGCCCACCGCACCCCCCGCCACTCAACCTGAGCCTGGGCACCAAGGAGGGGTGCGCCACGGGGGAGGCGCATTGTGTACACCCGCTCCGTTTCAAACCCCTCATTGTCTTGCTCCGCACGCCTGGACGATGTGCCGGACTGCCCTTGTGGTTGCATCCTGGCTCGGATGCGGAACCCACATTTGGAGGGCTGGGTGCGGGTGTTCCCGTCGATGTCCGTTATGACTTCTTCGGGGTAGACGATGATGCAGTCCGTACCCTTATCCAACAAACTCACAGCAACCCCCTAACCGGATTCGGTGGGGCACAAATACTTTTGCGCCAAATCAATGAACTTCTGATCCTTGGCGGGATCGTTGGGCTGGCCCAGCCAACGCTGCGCCGCCCGAATACCCCTACCGATCAGATCGTCATTGACACCGTCCTGCGCCGACGAAGCGCACACCACATAACCGTTCCGCAGCAGTTCATCCTCCGGTGCTGTGAACCCGGCAGCGCGGGCCTCCTTAACAAACGAGGAGGCGTCCGCAGCCGCAGGGGAA